GAAACCAGTGATGTTAAAGCCGTTGAAGATCACCGTTACACGTCCGGAATTATAAGTGCGAATACCCGCCATTTACTTTACCTCCTATGCTGCTACGGAAACGTTACGAGTCATTCCACCTGTGGGACTTGAAGAACTCGCGCTTACTGCAAGGTTGTCGTAAGTTAGAGTTCCTTGGATTTCAACAACATGAATCGCGCCAGCGAGTCGTGCCGTAAAGTAAACGTCTCGCAAGATTCGATTCGCTTTATCATTGGACGAAATGGTCATCGAAAGCGGAACTTCGATAACGTAACTAGGAACATAGTTACCATCGATATCAACTTCCGGCGGTGCGATGCCTCCGCGTTTAACTCCAAAGTCCAAAGCTTGTTGCAATCTCGAACGGATAATTGCAATGCCAGGATCAGTGTATGGGATACGATTATCAACCATTTGTTGGAAGATACGAATTTTAATTTCTTCGCACAACCAATCGCGGAAACGAATCACATCGATCCATTCACCACCAGAAGTTTTACCTTGTTGCGTAATGCTAATATTTCGGAATGGTTCGAAAGTGTTTCCATTCTTAGCGAAAATATTGATAGCGATCGTTTCGCTAAGGAAAGTAGAAGTCACGCCAGCCAACCGTTGGTTTGCCCACGTTTCTTGACCGGGATATTTCGTAAACGATTTAGATGTAATCGCAACATCTGGAAACTGCAACGGATCAGGATTCCACCACCAAGCTGTGCGGAAATAATTACCGTTCATAAGTTGATACGCTATCGAAGTGGTATCCGTTGCGGCAGCAGTTGTATTATCTGCATCACTCAGAGTCGTAACGAAAATCTTTTCATGTGCTTCGACCCAAGCGGCAATATCTAGCACGCGATTTTCATTGTGCAAAACATCACATATACCATACCAATCGGAATTTTCATCGTTAATCGCAATGAGATCGATATCAACATTGGCAGCGTTATTATCGTGACCAATAAACATTCTCGCCGGATGCGGAATCTGACTAAAGAATGCAAGTGCCGCATGATACATCGGATCAGTAACGAGCACACCAAACGTTTCTACCAATTCATCCGGATCAGTAATGATATAAACATTTGCCGTGCTTCCACTTGGTTTCACAAACGGGCCAAACAAAAGAAGGTCGTTGAAGTTTACTGCGGTAATTCCAGCGGTTCGAAGCTGGATCGATACCTTAACGATACGATCGATGTTAGCCATTTAGTTTGCTCCTGGCGGAAGGTTGGATTCTAGAAGGACGATACGTTTCGTAAGCGTAGAGATTTTATCATTCAGTTCGTCTAGGTGCTCTTGCGTAACTAGTGCAGCACCAGAACCAATATTCATTACGCCATTGTTATCCCAAACAGCACCAGCGGTAGATTGCGGAACAGTTGGGAGTCTTTCAAAGACGGTCACGCCATAAAGGTTGTTAGCGTCGTTTCTTCCAGGAATGAAACGAACATTGCCTGGGGTTCCGGCGATCCTTGAGTTACCAGCATAAAGTCTTACGTCACCAGCTTGACCAGTAGCATCTAAACCGTTGTCACCACCGAAAAGTTGAACCAACATTCCGCCCGCGGTGCCATCAGAATTACCTGATCGTAACGAAACGCTACCGCCATATTTATTTGATCCGGCTAAAGCATTCGCGCCATTAATTGAAACGTCCCCGCCATTGCCGCTAGAACCACCAGTGCCGCCCATTATTACAACTGCGCCACCTTCTGCAATAGAAAGTGTTTGCGTAACCCCAACGATCTTTTTAACAATTAAATCCCCGGTCATTGCTCCACCGGAAAGAGGCAAATATCCCGACAAATCAACAGGCGGAATCGCAGCTAACGCATCTTGCAACGATTCAATTTCAGTCTTAATGACACTGAAATTGTTACGCACATCTTTAGTATATGCCTGACCTTCCGTTGGTTTCGTTACATCAACATTGCTAACCATTATAGATCATCCCACGTTGTATAATGATCCCACTGAGTTCCGTTACCATCCCAATACGTTTGGTAGTCTGGCAAATCTTGTCCCGGATACGGAACGGTTATGACTTCGTGACAAGTAATCGGGTTATTATCAGCGGGACTTCCATCTGGATTCGGTGGGTAATCGATATCACTATGACCGCCGGTATAGCTTCCATCGATGATTACAGTCGCAATGAAACCAACATCTTCGCGTAACGTTTCGGTATAGTAAAAATCGAACTGATAGATTGCCCGATCTTCGTATTGTGAATTATTAAGAAGTGCTGGTATACGTTGAAAGAACAATCTATTTCCGATAGAGCAATCAAGTTCGCATTGCTTTAGCAACGATGCTTCGGTCGCTAGTGCCATAGCCATAAAGTTAGCCAGGATCATTGAGTCCTTTGCATCGTAAAATTGCACATCGGCAACAACCTTACGCCAGGAGGACAACGTTCTGATTCCGAACTCATCGACAAATTGATCTTGAATATCGAAGTTCGGCAAATCATTCGTTGTGTAATCGATAACAATATATGGCTTCTTTATTCTGGCAGCGTTTTGATACGACCATATGATCGGCACGTTTTTATTATTCGCATGGTTCATTACGTAATCAAGTAGAACCCAAAGCTTGTCGATCATGGTGCCACTTCCGAAACAAACCCTTCAATAGTTTCGCAAGCATAATATCTCCAATGCGAAACCTTTGTGTTACGCGACCGACCTAACATGGTGAAATCTGATTCGCCGAATACTAAATACTGTGAGTTATCGTAATAAAATATATCACCAGCGTAAGTTTGGCGCATTCCCTCAATCTCTTGATTGACGCTATTCAATCTGGTGTCGGTATAAATTTTTATGTAGCGTGCCGCGCGTCTTCCATACGGAGTCGCATCGATGCTTACTTTATCGCGCTCGCTTGGAACTTGAACCGTTGCCATAATGGTTTGAATTGTTCCGGCAACGTCACTCATTTTATAAACGCCGTTTACCCAATAGCCTACATCGCGGCGTAGGATTTGAAACGGCATTCGAAACGAAGTTGTCAAAGTGTATTAGGTTCCTGCACCGTTCTCCTGGCGGGAGGACTGCCAGCGGTTGTTGTATCTTCCCATTCACCACTACAAGCGGAACAACTAATTACGCGAATGAAAGTATTCGGATCACCATTGGTCATCTTTCCAGTTCCGTCATATTCCGGAGTCCAATCGATGATAGGTTCTTGCACGCGCGAAACGTTTGTGATCCGACACATTGTTGGATCGTTACCGCAATCAGGTCCAGTGCGCGGCATAGGTGGCATCGTATTAGTCTGCGGAATCGGCGGCACAATATCAACCATGATTATTCCTTTATCTTAAGCCAGCGAAACGACCGGCAAGTTTACCGAATGTAGTCACAGCTTTTGTTCCGGCACTAGTTGTTTCGCCACCAGAACCACCACTAGTTATTTCGTAAGTGATAGCATTAAGCATTCTGCCGGTATCAATCAACGGTGAACTAGAACCTTTGCGAGCAATAGTAGAATCGGCATTCTCTTGTGCCCATTCTTTCGCATTGCGAACGACCATTTTCATTCTCTTAACGTAAAATTCTCCTAAACTCTTAAGTAGCTTGTCCGGTTTAATTGCACCATCGATAAGTTTGCCAACTAGAAAGCCGGAGAATTGAATCGTTTCGTCTGCGTGTAGGTCAGCGGTTTGTTGCATAAACGGTCGAGCGGGAATATGTTTCGTTCCAAATTCATTCCATACCGCATAGTCAACGATTGCAACACCTTTCTCAGAAGTGCCGCCCATGATTCCTACTTTGACTCCCTTACCATCCATGTTCTTTATATCTTTGAAGATACGTTTATATCCCAAGTCTTTATCGATGACCGTTACCATATCGGATACCAAACGTTATACGCGCGCATGTAAAGAATCGTTGTCAAGTCGTTTGCATTTCTCATTGGATCACCATAACGAGTTATGATTGCTCCACGCGCGCAACGATCATAGAGTCGTTTCCATGCATCCCATGGATCGGATGATGGTCTATCCGATACTTTACTGGAACCATCCGAACCAGATGCATATGTAACTTGAATATCACCTTCTTTCTCAGAAGTAATTGGTCCTGATACCGGAACGGACGACTCGCCAGAACTTGTATCGTTTCGCACTCCGACTAAATAAGCGGTATACATCGCTTGTGCAAAATTCTGTCGATCTTCCGGCAAGCACTTTGGTCTCGCTTCTTCCGCAAGCGCAATAAGTTGAGTCAATACATCAGGCGGAACAAACTGCGGCGAGTCAGGATCAAAATACTGCGGAAAGAATAGTTGTAGGATTGCAACCACTTCGTCATAGTGTGGTGGCAATCCTACTGGTGCAGGCAAATGTATTGCTTCAACCATCGTAACGTTACGCCTTACGACGAATCATTCCGAGTCCGAGAAGACCCATGCCCATGATTGCAAGACTCGCTGGTTCTGGAACAGCCGCACTAGACGATACAGTTCCGGAATAGTCTGCGGTGAAACCAGCAATCGTTGTGCCATTGATATGAAGCAACGGAGTCAAGTTGGCAAACGTGAGTCCGAAAGTATTCGGCGCAGCTAGTTGGTCTGCCGGAATAAGATCGGAAGTCATAGTCAAAACGTCAGGCGGATTATTTACGTTAACGTTA